GTGGCGGGGCGACCGAAGCCGCCCGCCGGTTGCATTATGCTGTGACGTGCTTGACTGCCCACATGACGGCCTGCTCTGCGCTGGTCTTTGCCAGCGACAATTCACGGCTTCCGCCGATGGCGTCACACTTGGCAATGAACGCTGCGCCGAGGTCTTTCAGTTCAACCATGCTTTGCTTTTCGGCATCGGTCAAAATGCGATATGTGTGGCGCACAGCATTGTTGGCCGTGCGGTCGTCGGAAGCGCTATCTACTTGTGTCATTGCGTTCTGGCTCCTTGTCCAGTTGCCCGGTGACGCTCGGGCGGGCGATACCCCTTTTTGGGGAATGTTATCTGCGGAAAAGCGCGACCAGCACCAGCGCGCCCAGCGGCCGGGTTGCGTTTCGGGCGCGGATGGTGCGGGCGGGGCATCCGTGGCCCTCACAGCCCGCACAGCCGCCATGAAGGCGTCAACAGTCACGTGCGCCGCGTTGCGCCCGTCACCAGCATAATACGAAGCGCCGGGCTGCACGGTCCACGTCCGACCCTTGGCTGTGCGCTTCACGCGCGTCACCACCGGCAGGCTTGCCCATTCCATCGCAAGGTTGTTCGCAAACGTCTCGGCCGATATTTCACCGCGCTGATATTTCACCAGACCCCGGCGCTTGAGAAGCTGCACCGCCAGCGCGTCTTGGTTCTGCACATTCATCATGTCGCCAATCCGCAGACCGGCTTCGGAATACAGCCCGCGCAAAGTGTCCTCCATGAATTGGTACGCACCTGCCGCCTCGCTCATGTAGAGATGGTCAATACTGTCCTGCCATGACAGCACATCCCCGATGGTCATATCCACCAGTCGGCGCGGCGGGCGATGGATTGCCTTGATTTCGCTCCACACGATGTTGTAATCACCCCGGCTTTCGGGCTTGCGAATAAATGCGAGCAGGTTTTCTACTGTCACAGTCTCTTCTCCATCTTTTCCGCCATGCGGTTTAGCACGGACTCAATTCGTTCCAAAGTCAGGCTCTGCGTGCGCTGCCTCTCGTCTATCACGGCCATGACGGTTCGCTGCCGCGACTGTTCCTCTTTCACCACTTCGTTTTCGTGGTCAGCCACAAGGTTTCGCGCTTTCATGCCCTCAATATCCTGCCTTAAAACCTCAAGCTTGGACATAATCTGGCTATACGCGGCGCGGGCAGTCCAAACCGCCAATGCCAGCGATATGACAAACCCTATCACCCACTGCGGCGACACGATCCAGCTTTCTGGTTGCACTAAGTCCATAGAATTTCCTTACTTTTCCCATCGTTACAGTCCCCGCCTTTGGTCATACCAGTCCCAGGCGTGGCCCCAAAACTCTGGCGTGTTAGTGATCGTCAGACTGGTCGACCCGCTGCGGTTACCATTACCCATCACATTCCAGTTCTTGCTGGCCGGATCGAACGCGGTAAAGCTGAACACAGTCGGCGCCGCGAACAGGTCGAAATCCCACGCGCTGACATAAGGCGTTGCAGTGTTGCCGTGCTTCACGAAGTTGGCAAAAGCCCGCGCGCAGCCATCGACGTATTGGATCATCGCCTCAGTAATTTGTTCGTCGCCGCCTTCGGGGTACAGCCAATGTGTGTTGCCAAACCAGATCGGTTCGTCTGCTGTATGGTCCACGCGCCCACCTGACAGTGCCTTGACGTTGCACCAGACCAGATCGGCCTGTGCGCCCGCCGCCTCCACCGCCCGCGCCATGCAGTACGCAGGGTACTGGTAGCCGTGGTTGAACAGCATCCGGTTCGGCTCCGTCGCAGTACTCCACGGGTATATCGGGAACGCCGCGCTGACGGTGCCCCAAAGCGGTGATGCCGTCGCGCCATTCCACTCCGTATTGAACACAGGACTGTCGGCCCACTGCTTCAACGTCGCGTTGGCAAGGTCCTGCATCTCCTGTCCGTAGTCGATGAAATCAATCTGACCATTCGACACGATACTGCCTTCGTTTTCGCAGACGACGAACACGCAGTTGTGCGTCCATGGCACGTCGCCGGAAAGTGCGAAGTCCAAGTTACTGTCGTGGAAGCACGTCTCGCCGTCACGCATGATCGTGAGCGACCGCGTTGCCTGATAACCCTCGTAGTAAAGCTGACGCCCGGTCGCCCCCTCGTCAAACGACATGAAGTTGGACAAGCTGATGTGTTCCCGCATCACTGTGCGGTACGCTTCGTCTTGCGTCGCGCCGCCTGCCACAAGATCGGCCTTGATATTCGCCAATGTCTTGAGATTGTTTTGCGTGCTGCGCTGATATTTTCCGCAAACGTCTGCAAGCTGTCGCCGTTTGCCAAACAGTTCTTCGTAATCCCAAGTGTTTTCTTTCGGCTCCATCTGCCAGCGGGTATTTACTCCGGCGCTGGCCGACGACGACCAGACTTTGTGAAAATACGGGCGCGCAGCGGGGTCCGCTAGCAGGACGTGGCACATGTTGCCGCCCGCAGACCCGCCCATGATCGTGATGTTGTCAGGGTCGCCGCCCATATCTGCGACGTGATCCTGCAGGAAAATGAACGCGGCGAACACATCGCTGATCGAGAAGTTCACGCCAACGTAGGTGCCCTCCCCGGCCATACCCGGCAGGAAATAGTGGCCTAAGTTACCAAGACGGTATTTCAGCCGCGCCACGATGTAGCCGTAAAGCACGCCACGGTGCGGACTCATGCGGTCGTCGCAGGCTGACAGGTAATTGCTGCCGCCGCCGTGCAGGTGCAGCACCACAGGTAGGCCCGCTGCGGGGTTCAGCGTCGGGCTGTAGAAGTTCAGCCGTGCCGGCCCTTCGCCTTCGCGCGTGCCCAACGCCGCCCATGCGGACAGGCCACGGGACAGCCCCAGATCACTGCGCCCCCGCCCGGTGTCAAACCCCTCTTGGCTGTAGCCTTGTGGTGCCACCAGACCGAATTTGCTGGCGTCGATCGGGCCAGTCGGTGCCGCTTTGACGGACGGCAGAAAGCGCGGCGTAACGGCACAAGGCACCCCGAGAAAGGTATAGCACACCCGCGTCTTGCCAGTGTTCCGTGTCCGGTACGTGGCGGCTACTTCACCTGCATGAGGCATGGGCGCATCCACGAGCCATTCACGCCCGGTAATCAACTGCCCGTTGACGGTCATTGTGCAGGGCGTGTTGGTGATTTGCGTCATATCAGCACTCGCCCGCTGATTTCAAGAGTCAGTTCAGTATCCCGCTTGACCTGCGCGGTGGCCAAGAAACTGGTGCCAGCCCCCGCGCCGAACCATGTGTTCGTCAACAAGGTCGCTACACCAGACCAACCCACTCCGTTGAGCGTCATGCCCTCTGTGACTTCTGCGTAGCGGTTGGACAGGGACACCATGCCTTTTGTCGGGAATCCTGGAATGCCGTAAAAGCCAACGATCTGCGCCGTCTGTGTCGTCGCGCCCAGCTCCACGATCGAACCGTTTGGAATCGGTACAGCAGTAAGACCTTCCACAAAATACGAAGCAAAGTTTGTCCCAGCGTCGAACGTGAACGGCCCTGAAGTTTGCCCGCCCGCAAGTCGCACCTTCCAGTTGCCGCCGCCGTATGGTGCCTGAAAACCCGTCGTGTCGAAATCTACCTCTAGGGTGTTTTTGAAGTCGCCCGCCCGCGTAGCCAGAGGAAGGCCGTTCAGTTGCAAGTTGCCCAGCCCGCCTGATCCTATCGTGACGGTCAGGTTGGCCCGCAATTCCATAAAAGCGCCCACACGCTGCCAAAGCCCTTCGCGGGTGCCGTAGGTGAATGAACCGCTACCGCCCGACCAGACAAGCCCCGGCGTCCATGAACCGGACTGTTGCACGACAGAACCGGCCAGCGCAACCAAGTCACCCGCCAGTGCGGTCATGTCGTCGATCGTAATATCGGCGATCTGCCACGTTGACAGATCGCCTCCGATCAGATCAGTCGCTCCCGCCAAACGGCGGTAAAGAACATATCTGCCAGCCCTTAAGACGGTAATCATGTTTGATCCGGGAGCAACAGGATTGGCCGCGATCACAGCGGCTTCGCTGGCAAAGAGCGCATTTTCGGCTATGAATGCACTCGGGATAAGGTCAAGTGTCATATCACATCACTCCATCAAGAGCATAGCTAAAGGTCATATCGACCCGGAAGTACGTGTTTGTGGTGTCGTAGAATGAAGCCGCGTCGAAGGTCGTTCGCGTCCTATCCTCATTCAGTTTTGTCAGCGTCAAAAGGTTGACCCCGCTTCTGAACGCGCTGAGGTCTATCGTCGCTGCAATGGTAGGATTTGTGTCGTTCCAAAAGCTTATATGCCTGCCGAACGGTTCGCCAAAATCTGGTGCAGTGCCCGCAGTCCATGAAATCCGCGCGGTGCCGGATGGTGCGCTGCCACCCCAGACCACATTAACCCGCAGGCTAAGGCTGACTGTAATAAAATTGCCGCGCCGCATGAATTTGCCGAAGTTCCCTGTTCCCGCCGTGACCGTCGCGCCGTTTGGCGTCTGAAATACCAGCGTCGGAACAAAGGTGCCGGTGCTTTCATCTGGCACATCCGTTGTCATCGGAATGACGCGACCTTTAGCCTGCCGCCACTTTTCCGTGGAAACCATGGTGTCGCCATTTTTAACGATCTTGGTCACGCGGGCCGACATGACTTCCGCCACGGTGTCGGCGGGGAGTGTAATCGGCGTGTCGATGTTGATCGTGGTCAACTCCATATTCACTAGACTGGTCGATCCAAGAGCGCCAGTTACGTTCACTCCTACAGACCCGTTTCCAACCGCCGAATGAGGAACCTCAATGCGAGCGTTGAACCTATCAACAATCGTCCGTCCATTGGAAAACACAATAATGGGATGCGGCGAAGCCACTGGCGACCATTCTTCATACCGAATGACGATGCCTGTTGCGTCCAAATGCTTTACTTGTCGGAACGCGAACAAACCGTTAATGCCAGTGGCTACTTCTGTTCCGTCAGGATTGCGGCCCCAATCCTCGACGCAAAGCCCATTTATAACGCAAGAGTCTACTTCACGAATATCCAGCATTTCACGGCCCAGCTTGCGCCCTGTAAATCCTTGGATAATGATGTTTCGCGCCGGGCCAAGGCCATCTGATGAAACATTGTCCGCCAGAAAGCCGGTACTGCATTGATCGGCGGAAGCCCCATACATTCCGTAGCCGCCGCCATTGCGGGAAGTTCGCATTGCTGTGTTGCAATTAAACGAGTGCGCCCCAAAAAAGTTTATGAACCGTCCGTCGTCAATGTAATAGGTTTCGGGGGGCGACCCGCGCGCAAGCCCGGTTGTATAGTTCCCCAGGTCGGGCTGGTGAAGAAACAGCGGGCTGTAGACGTTCGCCCGCTCGACGTTAGCCAATACCAAGCCGCTGTCTCCACGTCGCTCTAATGGTGGGTCAGCCCAACTCTTTCCGGTGCTATTTTCAAAAGTTGGTGCACCATCCCATTCGAGGCGTCTGATAGTGGTGAGGCTCACGCAAGTACCGGATGCTTGCTGCCCGACATAGCCCATGAGGCCATTGTCAAAATGCCCGCCACGAAAGCGCAGCCCCACGTCGCCATTCTCGCCGGTTATTTTCAGAATTGCATTGATGGAGGAAATTACAAGCGTCTCACCCGTCGCAATCGTGACACTGCTACCCACCGTTACCACCGCGCCGACACGCGTGAAACCATTCACCGCATCGCCAAGGGTAAGGACCGTTTCGACGTTGGACGCAGAAACCTTCATCCCCGTAAGCTCATCGGTCGAAGCCGTCGCCCATGTGGTCAGGGTAAAGGCGGTCAGCACCCCATTGCCTGCAAAATGCTGGAAGTGTGCGGGGCCGATCAGTTTCGCCCCCTGCGCAAATTCCATGTCCAATTTGCCCGCTGCCGGGAAGTCGTAACTAATTGGATTGGTGAGCCAATTCCCTTGCGGAACAAGCAGCTTCCAGTTCCGGGCCGCTGCGTCGGCAATAGCCTCGGCGAAGATGCCCGCGAAATCGGCGGCAAGATCGGACGCGCTGCCCGCTTGCAGCAGATTCAGAACGTCGTTCTTTGGACGAAAGCCCAGAAGTGCGGGCAAGGAAGCCGCAGCATCGCCGCCGTTATAGCGCACATCCACGCCGTCGAAACTGGCCTGCATGTTCGCAGGGGGCGTGTTAGCCGCGCGCCACGCCACCGCAGCGGCACGGCTGGCGAAAACCTTGGATTGCCCCCACAGATCCAGCGCGTCAGACCCATCTGGCATGGTGATAAGAGACGGGTCAGCTATTGGAATCGAAATCTGCGTCTGCGCTTGACCATGGACCATCACACCGTCCGGGAAAGGTTCGTCAAAGGTCAGCGTTGTGTTGACGCCATCGTTTGTAACCGCAAAACGCTCTGGCTCACCGACCGGCGCAATGCTGGTTTGAAACACGCTCCCGATGAACACCATGAACGCCTTGCGGTTTGTGTAGACGCCGGAAAACACTATAGTGTTGATGATTCCGTCGCCCCGGAAGGATACCAGCTTTGGTATCCGCTCCACGATGCTGCCCTCTGATGCAGCTGCCGCAGCTGCTGATGCCGCTGCGGCAGCGACTGCTTCGATGGCAGCGTTGTACTCAGCCGGAGTTATGCTCATCCAGAACGTGTTTGTTGGAAGAGGGAATGGGGACGCGTTGAACAAAGCTGTCAGTTCGTATGTCGCCGACGCTCCAATCTGAATATCTGGCAGCTTGGCGAAAAGATCGCGCGTGCCGTCGCGGTCCTTTACGGTCCAACGCGCCATTACTTCGTAGTAAGTGCCACGCTCACCTTCAGTGTTGCGCCAGAGATCAAACCCGGAAGGCATTACGCTTTCGACCAGAATAGCGCGTTTTGCGACGCCGGGTAACAGCACGTTGATGCCCTGCGTGTCGAAACCTGACAGCGTGAACGTCAACTCCGCGTAAACAATATGGTCATCGCTCGGGAGCGGGACGCGACCGGTTATGATTGATGTTGTAAGCGTCATTCTCTGCTTCCCTATTCCTAAAGCAACATCGCCGCTGTAAAAAGCTGGTCAATATCGTCACTGCTTAACCCAAGCAACCACGCAAGCTCGTCAACTTCTGGCGCTGTCCTGTGCCATTCGTGGCTTGACTTGATCGCATCGCGCATCGGCCAAGGCAGGGCAATGTCGTCGGAAGCCGCGTCTAGCAAGGCGGACCTTTCTTCACCCAAGGCAAGCCGCGCCTGACGCCGACTGACCACCATATGCGTGCGCCTGTGATTTAAAACGCGCGCCGGGTCGTTCTTTCCGGCAACACCGTCTAAATACAGCACCCTTGTTTTTGCGTTATAGATCACGGAACGCCGCCGAAACAGTAAATGTCTAGCTCTACGTTCTGGCTCGTTGAAATTCGCATGGCGTTGACATTTGCCGGGACTGTGAGCGTCAACGACTCAACTCCGCCATCAACTGTTGCCGTTCGGGCTCTGAAAGCCTTGAATAATCCTGTAACCAAATCAAACCTTAATTTTGTATAGCTTAGAAAAGGGTAGGACCCAAGATATTGCGAAGTAGCAAATGAACTCCCGTTATTATTTGAGTATTCCACATAAAGTAATGCACTCGAACCGATGCCCGTATGCATAGCATCCATCACGATTGTTTTATGCCGGTCAAGATCTGTCAGAGTGAGCGGTGTTGCTGATACAAGCAAAAACCCCCCAATATGCGTATCAAGTGCAGCGCCGACAATCCTTGGCGCACCGGCTGATCCCTGCGCCAGAGCCACTGCATTTCTGAACCACCGTTCAAAATGAAGTGATGTTGCAGGCGCACCAACTTCGTATTCCGTAGGTGTCCAGTCGTTCCAGTCGGTAATCGAAAAGGGCATTATATGGCCTCGTATGGGGGGTTACCGTTTGGCATTAGAAGCGTTATTGGGTCACAGGCGAACATTCCGGGGTCGCGCTGCGCACTGGTCGCGGCATCATAATCCGGCGAATCGTTGGGCGTAGCAAACGCAAATCTCCCAGCAAACTGGTAAGATTGAACTACGATTTGTATCAGCTGCCCCGCGCTTGGCTCTGATCTTTGTATCACCTGAAATAGCGCAGTTCGTTCAGCGCCTGTGTCATCCTGCAATCCGCTGGTGCGAAGCCTAACGACGTCGGTCAGTTGTATTGCTGACCACATCGCATCTAGTGTTATTTTTGCGTACATAGGAGACGTATCAAACCGCTTCAACAACCTCCGGGCGGCAACCCTCACGACTGCGTCAGAGCCGCCATTAAGCCAAGGACATACGTACGATTTAACTTGACCTGTTCGATACCGCCATTCCTCGCGTGCGGATGGGTCTGAAGCTACCCAAGTGCGGTCGTAGTTGTTGGTGTCTGTGGCTGACCCAGCGGGTGTTTTCTGGACAGTCCAGAACAGTACCTCTGCCACGCGCTTTTTATCGTCCTCAGCGATTTCAATATCAAGATTTGTAGAGAAGTCTGACAAGTCCCATATCATGTCCCCGTCAACCGGGCGGTTGGCTTTCAGCTTGATCTTCTGGACCGCCGCGTCCCACCACAACGAGAATCCGAGCGGGACAAGTGATGATATTAGTGCCTTGACGCCAGTTGGTTCACCAATGTCGCGAGTCACTTGCGTACCTGACATCCATCGGTTTATCTCTGCCGCCCAATCAGCGAGAGGAAGAAACGCTGCCGGGACGCCCGCCTCCAGAAGCAACTCGGACACCACATCGTCAATTCGCGCGCCGTCGTAAGACAATACGATTTGAAACGTGTCTTTTGCCCTATGAGTTGCTTCGACTGTTTGCGAAACACCTCGACTCGTCAGCGTAATTTCGTCGGCAGTTCTAGTGTAGTCGGCAAATTCCGACCCAATTCTCGCACGTCCGGCGACTGGGTAGTCTATGTTACCAATCCCTGCTGGTGTCAAGGTAAACGACGAAGGTCCAAGGCCAATGTCTTCAAGCAGCTGCCCTCGGGATGCGGACGGTACGCGTGTTCGTTTGTCGTCGGCAAAATCCAACACGTCGCTGCCCTCGACTGTTACGTGTGCGTTGTCACCTGGACCACTCATATTTGTAAGGACATAGTGCCGGATGGTCACGTCAACGATTGCACCGTTTTCAATAAAGCCATCATGCCTGCGCATGGCGCGGCCCGCATAAAACGGCCACCGCGATTTAAGTTTGGCGAAGTGCGTTCCTCTTTCGAAGGGCGGGTAGCCAACGCCGTCCGCCTGCGCGTCCCCGCTTAATCTCTCTTGTTGGTATGGATCAGTGTATCTGTCATGGTCGGGAAAATCCATAAAGCGTGCACTTATAGTGGCACGCCGCCCAAACGCGGATAGGTCTCCATCTGATCCTGCAATGTTGACTGTGGCGGAAAACTCGGATGGCTCCCCAATCAAAACAGGAAAGAACGTCGCGCCCTTCGGAATACTGCTGCGCGGCTGGCAGTAGCGTAGCGTCCGGAAAATAGGCAAGTGATTGTAGACGGCAGTTTTGCGGCAGGTGTTAAACGTATTGAAACACTTTCTCGTAACTCCGTCTACGCCCAGCGCCGCTGTGCATCCGGCCACGCCGAATACGCGCGAGCAGCCGTCCACATCAATCTCGATCCAAGAGAATGCTTCCCTAGCCGACATATGCCTGCACCTCTAGTGCTAAGCTTCCGTACACTGCTCCCGCTCCGTATTCCGCGCGCAAAGTGTTGCCCGCGCGCCAGCAATAAGCCATGTCCTCGGGCAGTAGGTCTGGGCATGATGCCCAGATGAACGGTTGCCCAGCGTTGTAATGGGCGATGAACGGAGAAGCCTCAGTCTCGATCCAAAGTCGCTCCTGTAGCGCCAACGCAAGGCCGGTCGATGCGCCTGAGCGTTTGAGGAAGGTGCCAACATACTGCCCGCGAACGGTTATCGAGGGGGCCAACTCAATGTCAAGCGACAAATTAATTGGCACATAGTCGGCCTGAACGCCGCCGGGGATTAGCAAACGCGACCCTATCATAACAACCGCAATGCTTGGCACCAGAGTGCCAGTGATTCTGATGCGCCACTGTGCTGACGTTTGTTCACCAAAGATCAGCAGCAAGTCGCGATCATCGGCAGGAATCAAAGTCTGCGCGATAACCCATACCGATCCGTTCCACCATTCAACCAGCACAGTTGCGCCCTTGCTTCCCAACGTATGCCCAATGATTGCGCAAGCGTCACACACAGTGGGCGATGCGAGGGTCGTAGAAAGTGTCGCGGGAAGTGATGCGGGTGTCCAGAAGTCGTATGTCTGCGGACCTAAAGCGTTGGCTGCCGCACCGTCAACTGTTTGACTCGACCAAGCCAAAGTACCTTCCGCCAGCACGTTACGGTAAAGAACCATTGCCTCGTTAAGCGATGTTGCGGAGTTTTCCTTATGTATCATCGCGTCACCCCGCAGGAACCCAAATTATGCCTCGGTTGCCAGCTTCCTTTTGTATAGATTCAAACATGGCAATAATGGCCGCACCGCTGAACATTGATGCTGGATCGATTGTGTCGAGTGTTACGCGTAGCGGAGCTTCTGGTGTACCGGATTGAGAACCTCCAGTTCCGCTGCCGCCCGCCCCTCCGACGCTTCCGCTAGTTCCTCCTCCAACCGATGCACTTTTTATAGAACGTACAGCAGCCAACCCCTGTGCCAAAGCAGCAGCAGCTGCGCCAATTCGCGCCAAGGGCCTACCAACAAACGATGGGTCTTTTAGGACTTCAGTAAACGCTAGGTAGCTGTTGATTACGCCCTGCGCAGCAGCAAATCCCTGTGCCAATTTCAGAGACCGCTCTCCGCCTGACCGCGCAAGTTCAGCCATGCCGCTGAAGAAGCCTGCCGCGTCCTGCAGGCGCTGTTCTTGCGCATTCGCACCAAGCGCGTGCAGACGTTCTTGGTGCTCAGCCTCGATCCGCTCAAGAGCTCCGTGGCGTCCACCAACCGCTTCAAGCTCAAGGTCAGTAAACGACTGCACCAGAGCGAGTTTTTCTTCGTACCAAACAGTCAGCAATTCCCGCTCTGTGGATATCTCCGTTATCAGAGCTTGAAGCGCCCCATCCGAATCGCCGCCACCGCCGTCACCGCCGCCAGCGTCGGGGATTGCAAAGTTCGGCCTGTCGAAAGTGTTGCTTGAACCAGCGACTGCCAATCTTGGATCGCCGCGCGCCCCAACTTCACCATAAACCTTTGGCGCGCCGTTGCCTGACACAGACAACCTCGACAGCGCACCCTGCGCAGCCACGGCGTCCCAAAGCGTCAAGGCTAGTCCGGCAGCTTTGCTTATAGCGGTAGATAGCCAGCCGTCGCCCGGTTGCGTGTCCCGTATTTTTATCAACGCTTGGTACGCCGCAGAAAGGCTTCCGTTTACGTTGCCCAGTTCTACGTTCCAACCGCTGGTCTTGGACTCAAGAATAACCATAAGGTCGTACGATTGGCGAGCAGCTTCCTTTTGCTGGTTGCTGACATCAAGTGCGTTAATTTTAGCGAAGGTGATCTGACGTTCCTGGTTGAGTTGCGTCTCCAAGAATTGCGCGCTGTCCTTGCCGTGCTGAAACTCTACGCGCGCCAACTCGGCACGACGCTCATAAGAAGCCGCAAGATCGTTGGCGGTCAAAAGAGCTTTTTGTTGCTCATCATTCAAAGCAGTTACGCCTGCCGCACCTTCCTTTATGCGTAAAGCAAAGTTGGACGCTGCATGATCCACCGCACTCATGCGGGATTCGGCCTCGATAAGTTTTGCAACCAGCTTTTCAACTTCCGCGCGTTGCGCAGCCTTTGTTGCAAGCATCTCTGCGTCCGATGGGCCGGTTACACCAGGAATGAAGCTGGGAATTATATAAGAATCAGCGACTTGCTTGGCAGCTTCCAGCGAATCCTTCACTGCCTGCAAATTATTTTCAGCCGCTATTCGCATCGCATCTAAATTGGCCTGCGTCATTTTATTGTAAAAGCGCGTTGTGACTTCTTCCAGTTCTTCCTGAGCTTCTGTCATCAAGCCCGTCGAAACGCGGAGCTCGTCCAAGTTGCGCTTGTTGTTTATGTACGTAAAGCTTAACGCTGCCAATACACCAGCAGCAATACCCAAAGGTCCGCCTAGGAGAATAACAGAGCGCGAAGCAAGCGCCAAAGCACGAAGAGCGGCGATGTAAAGCCAAGCCGCAGCGGTGCCTAGCGCACTCCCGATGGCCGCAGCATTAATCGACATTACAAGCCTTGGAATTTGCGTAGCGGCCAAGATTACAACTATCTGAGAAAGACCAATCAGGGCGTCTGTTAGTGAATTGGCCCAAGAAGCAAAGTCGGTTTGTGCCATGTCACGGAGGGCATCCCCGACAGAGACCAACGAAAGCGCCAACCGCCCAGAGATGTTGAAAGCCTGATCAAAAGATCCTACGAGAGCTGTAACCCCGGTACCGATTCTTACGAATGCGTCCCCCATAGTGGCGGGCATTTCGGCGGCAACATCGCGCACTTCTTGAAGCGGCTTGATCAAGCTATCAGCTATCACCCTACCTGTGATCTTACCTTCGGAGGCAAATGCACGGAGACCAGAAACGGTGGTGCCAAGTTCATCAGCCAAAGCTTCCGCGACACGTCCTCCGTGCGCAAGAACAGTCTCCAAGCCTTCTGCCTGCAGTCTCCCAACTGCCATAGCCTTCGTGAGCGCGTTTTGAACCGACGCTGCACGCTCACCTTTGGTGGCCGTAATTACGAGCATGTGGTTTAACGATTCGGTAAAATCAGCCGCCCCAGACGCGCTGATTCCAAGGTCGCGCAAAACCGAAACGTTCCTAGCGTATGTCTGCACCGTCTGGTTCAATGGCGCGTAGGAAGCATTGGCGATATCAGTCATGCGCTGCATCATAACGCCGGCGTTTTCCATGTCGCCCGTGGCTGCCCCTATTTGGCTACGCATGTCAGACCAAGAGTCTGCCATTCTAATGTAGCCTTGAACAGACAGTGCGACCCCCGCCATAGCTGCGAGCGCGCCTACGGCGGTTCCAACGCGGGCTGCAAGCCGCGCCAACGCGCCCTCTGTGGTGCGCGTCTCTTCGCCTAGGCCCCTTGTGGCGTCAGCCGCTTCTTCCGCAGCGTCAGCCAAATCTTCGGCAGCTTCGCCAGCTTTACGTGTTGTCGGGGATAACCGCTCTGCCGCAGCCTCTGCCTTGGCTGCGGCAGTGGTCAGTTCAGTCAGTTGATCTATTGCGGTAGCAACGCCTTTTGTGGATGCTTCAATCCCAAGTGCAGCCAATGTCATTCTCAGCCCTTCCTGGTTCTGAACGCATCACGCGCAGGGTTGTCGCTTTCCGGCGCGTCTGAATCTGGGGATTGCATTTTAAGCCAAACGTCATCCAAGGCACGGATGACGTGAGTAAACATAGAAGATTCGCTGTCTTCCCAGCCTGCCGTATGCCTAGCTATGCTACGCGCCGGAATTGGGCCGGAACCATAGCCCGTCAACTGCCTGTCAGTGCCAAGTTCGAAAAAGTCGTCGAGCCATTGGATAGCGCCGGGATTTATTTCAGGAGGATGAAGCTTATCGGGAACACGAAGCCCTCGGCCCTCTAAAATTTTTACGCGTGCTGCAGCCCCCGGATTGTCCAAAACCCACAGCAACGCCTCGATCAGTTTCCCGAGATATCCTCAGCAATTTCGAGATAACCGTCAGCGACGATGCCAGCCGCATAAGCAACAGCATCGCGGAACGTCTGCCCCATCGCGCGGTTGTCAACCGACGTCAATATCTGAAGTGCAAGTTCTGGGGTGTATTTTGCAGCCTTGCCCTTTTCTTGCACTGCGTTCTCCCAGTCCAAGAGGATATGCTTTGCCAGCAAGGTGCCAGCCGCCTTTTGATAGAGCGGGCTGTTGTGCGCCTGAGTAGCCTTCTTGCCAAACGACCGCAACAACGCGTCGTGTCCCACGCTGAATGGTTTAAAGTTGCGGCTGCGCACTTTAAACCGGACACCCGGATGGTTTGGAATATCAGAAACCCACTCACCGCCAGCGATGTCGACAGGCTTGTCCATTTCGTCTACATTAAACATTGCATTTTCCTCGGTTCTGGTTCAAAGCGCCGGGACAGTAGTGAACCAATCCACTGCCCCGACTAGGCCTCACTTTTGTTGTGGGGCTTTGGTCTAGAAGCTTATTTCTTCTGCAATCCGCTGGATCGGGAAGCTGATCATGCGCGTTGCGGAAGCATCGCCGCCAGATTTCACACCGCGCATGGCAAACCCGAAGAACAGATCGGTATCCCCTGCGGGTTGTGCAGTAGCAGTGTGGACGCCACTTTGTGCGCCGCTTGTGGTGATGGCTGCTCCGCCAGCAGTTGCAGAAAGCGAAAACGTATTCGCCGTTGGCGCGGGACTGGCCGAAACGTAGTAAATCGTACCGGCTATAAGTCCTGTAGGCAGCGCCCCCGTAGTTGCGAGTACGACCGCTGTTCCTGCAGCAAGCCCGTGCGCTGCCCAAGTGAGCACCCCCGGTGTTGCAATTGTCATGGTCACAACACTCACATCCGCGCAGTCAGCGCCCCATTCAATCTTGAAAGCAAACGGGCGACAAGAAAGTTGCGCGTTGCGCATAGCAACTTGTCCGGCGTCGTCGACTTCCGGAACAAACCGCCCTTCCGTGATCGGGAAGCTGATTATTCCTTTCAAATAGATCGAGACGTTCTGGTTGATCAGCTTTTGGGTCAAAAGTTCTTGCTCGACCCCAAGATCGCCAGTTTCAGCCCAGTTGTCGATCTCCGTCCAGGTTTGACCGGCAAAATCGGCCAGCGTTACGACGGATTTGTATGGTACGCGCGAACCGATGAAGATCTTCGATCCCGCCACTTTTTTCAGAGATGTCATAAATGACTCCATTTAGTTGAGCTCCCGCGAAAGGGAGCAGTTGAACCGGCGGGGCCGGATTGATTATGCTGAGCAACGCCAAGCAATATTCACTGGTGTGCGCCACCAAACCTTGTCGCGAAAGCCTTCCACAACGTGCGGCGCTGCCACAACGCGAACTCGAATATCCTGAAAGATTAAGCACTCATCCTCTGGAAAATGAGCGGCGATTGCAGCAGCAGCTTCCTCGTAGACTGCCACGTCCTGTCCGAGCGGAGAAACGTGAGCCAGAGTCAGTGTGCCAGTTCGATCATGCTTACCCTTTGCCACGTAAACGCGCTTGGGAGCCACTGTGATGCGGCTTACTGCGATGTAAGCAGCTCCGCCGGGAGAGTAGACCGAAGCCGGGTAAGCAATGGCCAGTCCACCGGGTAGGGACTGAATGCGGGATTTCAGCGCCAGCCATATCTTTGTCTCAATCCCCGGCATTGCCTATCCCCGCGCCATGACCTTGGCTTTGATGTCTTCCGCCACAAGTTCTACTATTGTTGGCCAGACAGCCACAGCAGCCTCAACGAAATGTGCGCCTTCTTGGTTGTACGTTCGACCGAGGCTATCTTCGCCAACAAACCCGTAGTTCTGGCGACGAGCGTATATGGCTTGATAACCTAGCCATACCGTCTGATCTGTAGTCAGGCTTGCCGTGACGCTTCCAATGTCCTGCCCAACGTACTGCGCATCCGCTGCGCCGGTGTCTGGCATGGCTGACGTCGAGGCAAGCAACGAGCGCATCAGATTACCGGTAAGGATAGGCAACCGTCCCCCGTTAGCTCTTGTCGTAGTCATCTCATCAGCTAGCATATCGATAGATCCGCGCCATACGGCAGTCAATCTGGCTTCGGTTTCGTTCGCCCAGTCCCCAACCAGATCAGCGAACTTGCCCAAGAACAACCTCCGCCACCCCGATAGCTGCCTGTTTAAGCGCATCAGCCATCTTGAGTTCCCACAGTGCATCAAGCATCTTGCGGCGACGTTCTTCGCATGGTGTGCATGTCATGTCAGGTTCCAACTATGGTCAATCCGCATTGTAGTGTCACAGGTGCAGTTTACGACTTCTTCCGCGCCACCGTCCGGGTCAAGTGCGTGCTGCAAGACTGCACCGTTTTCGAGAACGAAAGGTGTGTTCAAGCCTCGAACTTGCTTGTTGTTCGCAGCTACATGATGCGGGCGAGGATCGGCTGGTCCGCCACCATGCCGCCAAGTTTTGATAACTGCGTTATCTGGATAGCTTAGCTTCTGAAGTACCTGCTGCATTGATTCTTTGCGGGATGCCATGACAGCCATGCCCGTCTCCGTGCGAGCCACGTCTTCGCCTCTGCGCTTTAGGAGCTTGTTTGTGTAACCGCTAATCATATCTTCTATGTTTTTCGCGGTCAGGGTAGCTTTTCCATGCTGCACTCTTACGAGGAGCTTGTCGAATCGTTTGTCCCGCAGCGTCATTCCACTCAGTATCTTTTGTATCTCAGAGGCTGAACCGTTTTGAAGCCTTGCTCGCATTGATTCGACGTAGCTCATCTGCGGTCTTGACAAACCGAGCAGCCCGCCGGTCCGCTTGCCATTGGAAACATTCCCGATCAAAGATCTGGCTATCGTAAAAGGGTGATTCCCTTTCTCGTAGCTTTCTAAGATCTTACCTGTGATTGACTCGCGCAAACCAGGAAGCAGAAGGTGCGTTATCTTTTCCCCACCATTCAAAGAAAGCCACGACTCAGCGCGCGGGTTGGCCATATCGAAAAGGAAGTTTATCGCTCCGCCTCGCGGTCCTTTGATGCCAGCCGCAGTTGCCGCACCGCCTTGCGCGTATATAGCTGCCACAGTGGTCTGATACGCGTAGAAGGCTTCCTTGGTTATTCCTAGCGCCTCTATAGCCGCCTGAACGTCCAGTGCAGTAAGGGCAGCAATCAGATCTTTCCAGACAACACGATCTTTGATGCCCTGAACCGCGAGCAGGAACGCTTTGCGAAGCTCTGGCTCCAGCTTTGCTACAAGCGCACGAAAGAGTTTTGTCTGCTTGTTTGTGGCGGTCATTAGACCCTCGCCATGATCTCGATAGCGGATGGTGTTCCGGCTGCTGGCAAACCTTTCGTCTGCAAGACCTGCAGCGTCTTTCCGTCAACGCTTATTGTCATGGTTACGTCAGAATTCATCCGCCAATCAATGACGGGGATAGCAGCAACGACGCGAAGGTCTGTGGCGAGGATTGTTACGCCATCCGCATATTTTCCCGCGCCAGAAACTGCGGCTTTCAAGGTCTCAGTCAGGACTACAGGTGCCACAGCCAGCCAAGGTGTTTCCGGCGTTGGCACCCCCGATGTTGTTCTTGCTAGCACGACAACACCTTGCCCAAGCACGGACGGGGAAAGCAACTCAGCCGTGACCAGTGCCATTTCATCGTAGAATGACATATCAAACGACCGTCGCAGCCCAGCGACGACCTGCCAGGTTCAAGTAGCACCACATGAAGTCCTCAACAATGAGGACGTTTGGCCGAAAAGCATTGAGCGGGCTTCCCGGCCCAAGCAAGAATGCTAGGTCTTTGGGGCTGAAGAATGAACGCGATACAGCTCCGCTCACAGCCTCGCTCTGAGTCAATCTTCCGAGCGATGCCACCGTTGGTGACAGGCTGTTTGGAGATACCAGCTCAAGCAGCGCCAATTCGTAACTGGCGTTTATAATTGCGTCTGGAGTCGTGCCGTCAGCAACAGCAGACTGCGAGCAGTTGTCGTATAGGTCGACGCGGGGAAACTGCAACGCCTGTCCAGACGCGAGTTTTATCCCACTCAACTGGCCCGCATATCGACCATCAAGCGCACGCGTCCCGCGCCGCATAGCCGATTCACGTTGTACATCGCTGTACGTCAATGAGGCCCACGCATCATTCCCCATCAAGACGTGGTATGCCGTTGCGTCGATGAGCGTGCCGTAGAAAATCATTTCGGTGCCTCAAGCCCCCGCTGCCACGGGGCTGGCTCGTTCGCTGGCAGTGTGGCCTGTGGTGGCTGCGTGGGCAGTGTGTGCGCTGGCTTTGGCGCATTGGCCTTTGGCGGGGCTGTTTGGGGGGTCAGCTGCGCTTGTAAAGTGACTGGTTGCGTGCGAATGGCCTCCGCAGTTGGCATGATGTTTGTGATGGCCAAGTCAGAGCCCGATTTGAATTGCGCACTGGTGTCGAGATCGTAAACATCTTCAGAATTCGGCGGAACGATAACCATTCCACCGGCTGCCGCGCTGAGAGCCCTTGATCTGTGGCTGTCATTCTTGACGTTGAACTTCATTTCTTTTTCCCGGTTCTCAAGGTTTGGCTCTGGCGAAAGTTCGCCAGAGCCTTGTTTATCAGACTTACGTCCGGCGACCAGTACGCAGAGCCTCTGGACGCTGGCAGAAGTACAGCGGATAGCTGTAGAGCTCACCGCGCGTCCAAGCCTGCCGTTGCAGATCAAGAATGTTCATCGCGTAGGTGTCTTGACCCGGCGTGTTGATGAAAGGTCCGAACTCCGCAGGAGCCATCGCTTTCTTGAACACGTCTGGTGCGCCGACCGGGAAGAACTTCGCTTCATCTGTCTTGATGGCCACGACGGAATTGTCGTCCGTCCCGCGATAGTTGTGGAACGTAACGCCGCCGTAGACAAAGTCACCGAACGCCGTTGCAGTGCGAAGTTCTGCGGCAGCGACGTAGTTCAGATAGGTCGTCCGGATCGTCGGGTGATCGATCAGAGCGTCATAGAAAGCATCGCCAACAAGAGCGTGAATCTGCGCAACGCCGGTTACGGCACCGCGAGAGCCTCGCACCAGCGAACGCACCAGATCGGTAAGGATTTGGCGGACGTTGGTGGCCGCGTTGTCGAGGTTGAAGTCGATGACTGTGGGCGGTGTCACGCCAAATTCAGTGAAGTAATCGTAAATCACAGAAGTGCCGTCGGCGTCGAGCAGCAAACCCTGAAGCGCGCCAAGTCGATGATACTCGTGAGTCAGCTCCATGTCAGTCCGGACACGCGCCATGCGACGAAGATATTCGGCCTGAACCTGCATGAACTCGGTCTCGGAACCGAAGGCACGGATGCCCTCGACCTCGTGCGCGTACATCGTAAAGCCCTTCGCCAAGCGAGTGGTCTTGAAGGCAACCGCATCGCGGTCGTCCTTGATAAGCTCCTCTGGAGGAGAGCCCAAGGCGGAAGTGCCGATCAGAGTCAGGAACCCATCACGACGGTCAATGAACAGATTCCGCGTCCGGACAGGCATGGGCGAGAAGATACCCAGCTGTCCGAGTGTTTGCGGAACGAAGTCGATCTTCTCAACGACGCCTGTCAGGGACGTCATGGAGAAGGCATTGTTGTTGAAGACGTCCATGCCAGCCATTGCTGAAACTCCTTGTTATCGGACGACGATGCCGAGCGCAAGAAGCGCGGCGTTCGCAGTGGCGATCTGCGCAGCGGAAGCAGCCGCCGAGTAGATCAGGTGAGCGCCGTTGACCTCGCAGTCACGACGAGTGATGGTCCGTGGAACGGTGACAGCCGGTGGAACTTCCTCATAGAGGATGCCAGCGACGGTTTCTGTGCCGTCTGACGCACCCAGCAGGTGCCGAGCAAAGTCGCCCGGTGCTTGCGTGACAGCGATATTGAAGCCGTCACCAGCGATCATCGGCGTTGCGCCAACAGTCAGCGTGAAGCCGATGCCGCCTTGCGCGTAGGCGACGCCAGTTGCACCGTTGGCCAGCAAAGCACCACCAGGAAGTGCAACGCTGAAGGTCGTGGCGGTCAGAAACTCGACCACGTAAGTTCCGACTTTCGCTTCAGAAGTGACCGTGACCGCACTGGAAGTGGCGTTGCCTGTGTTGCCAACTTGTGCGACCGCGGCGGCAGCGCCCGTAGTGACACGGCCAAGAACCGTTCCCACGGCCAGGATCAGTGTTGCGTGACCGATGACGTCGGCTTCATCGCGCGAGCGGTACATGCCGTTCGCCTCGGAGACGAGATAGTTGGCATTGCCATCTCGCATTGTGACAATAGTCATGGCTTATGCCCCTTTCCGGAACTTGACGCCAGCGGCTTTGGCGACAGCATCGCCCCAACCCTGAGTTCCGGCGTCGATGAATTTCTGCGACCCGAGAGCGGAGCGCACGGAATCATTCGGGGCTGTCTGCTTGGCGGCAGTGACCGCCTTGAACATTCCCGAGATCTCTGCAGCTGAAGCATCCTTGACGGATTCATCGCCAAGCACCGACACGACTGCCGCGCGCCGAAGATCGGCGTCGGCGACACTGTCGCAAACGATCTTGGCGTCGATCAGCTTGACCTGCTGCTCAAGAGCGACACGGTCGGCAATCATTACAGAGAGCTTGGCTGGAGTGATTGCAGCATCCTCCACCTTCTTCTTTTCGGCTTTGAGTTTGCCGATTTCCTCATCCTTCTCGTCGTCCGATTTCTTCTTCTCGAACATCGCATCGGCGAGCTGCTTGGTCATCGAGGCCTTGAACACCTCAACAATATTGGCGTCGGCAATGGGCAGGATCACTGCTGCATCCCCAAGCACCACACTTTTCGTTGACATGGTTGTCTCCTTGTCACCATGGTGAATAGGGGTTGCCCCCCAGTTGATCGCAGCGTCACCGATGCGAAGTTCTTTACCGCCGCGCGCCACATGGACGACAGCGAGGTGGTTGATGTTGATTGGTCCGGTCTGCACCGCTTGGTAGGGGGTGCCGTCGTGTGCAATGCCGTCCTGCAGCACCATTGGCGTCGTGTAGCCCATGCTCACTTGCCGCGTGCCAGCCTCAATGCCCTGTACTGCGTCGGCGTCCATGATTGAGAAGTCTACGACAACCGTTTCTCCGTCACGAAGAACATTCGATCCAACAGTCCCGATTGCGAGTTTCTTCCAGTTGGCTGAGTCGACCACGCCACCGTTGGGGTGGCCCAGCGTGATTGGCTTTCCCGCGTATGTCGCGATGCTGGCCTTGTCGAACACGGCCATCTCAGGCCGGTAGACCGCGATCATGCCGTCGCCTTCGAGGCCAAGCTCAGTACGAAGGTAGTCCTGAACCCCGGTGCGCGCACAACGGACAGAGCCTGTCAGGTAGCCGTTCGCCGTCCGACGCATCGAGGTTACTGGTGCGTTGTCTGAAAAGTGCACGTTAGTCTTCCTTGTCCTGCCCCCGCGAGACCAGCAGGGCTTCAAATTCTGCATCTCGGATCAACGCGTTTACGCGATCAATTGCTTCATCCAGCTCTGCTGTACTCATCGGATTTACCACAGTGATGCCCACCGTGTCGTCTTCCTGCCAGTCAAACTTGCCCATGTGACGTACTCCTTTAAACAAAGCATACTGTTAATTGATGACCAAATCAACAGAGATTATGTTACCCACGATGCGTGTCACTCGGAAGGACGACCCACGAGGCAAAAGAAACTCGTCCTCGTATGGATGATTGCTGAACTCCTTGACGGGTAGTGCACGAGCACCCTTTGGGATGCTTATCTTAAGTCCGTAACCTTGGCCGCCCGCGAAGCTGGCTGCAGTGCTTGCGCGGCGCGTTGTGGAGGCATAGCCTTTGTCGGTAATCACATCGCCAATCTTTATTTCGCCACCTGCGTTCGCCACAATCTTTATCATTGCCGCGCGACTAATGCCGCGCGCAACCACCAAGTCCTTCTTCGCGGAGCTTTTCGCAATGGCGGAGTCAATTTCCGACATCTTGTAGTGATCTTGCCCACTTCTAAGCGCGTAGTTGATATGTGAGTACTCGCCACCAGTGTAATCCGTGGTAAACATCTTTTCACCAGCGGAGAGGGGCGCGTGATCGGCGGCCAGCTTTTGACTTGCTGTTTGTGCTGTTAGCGGCGGAGGCTCTTTACCGAAGTTCTTCTCCACGGCGTCCCAGTTTCCAGCCAGTAGTGACGCGGATGTTATCGACGAGGATCCAACCTGCGCGTTACTCGGATCAGGCGCCGCAGCTGTCGTGCCAAGAGCAGCCTTCTGCGCCTCCAGCTTCGCCTTGTGCGAATTAAGCGCGTTTAGCGCCTTCTGCTTCGGCGTGAGATTCTTGACTTTCGGCGTCGGTGCGGCGGTCAGTTGTTCGTTTGCCATCAGGATAGCGTCGAATTCAGATTTGGTAATCTTGCCCTGTCCATACGCCGCGAAGGCTTCGTCTTCAGCAGCGGCGGACTTGTTGTTTATACTGGCCTGTGTCTCTACCGCTGTGGCATTCTTCGTCGGCGGTAGATTTGCGATCAGGATAGCGTCAAGCTCTGACTTGGTAATCTTTCCTTGCGCGTACGCATTGATGGCATCCGTATTCTCTGCCGTGGCATTGGCTTTGTTGTCAGGCTTTGGCGATGTTTCCTTGACCTTGGTCTCTGCCTTCACCTCAGCCAGAATAGCTGACAGCGACTTTTCAGACTTTGCCTTTGGCGTCCAACCGCCACCAGACCATGTGCTGCTCTCGGATCCCCACTCGCCTCCGGTCGGGTTGCCTTTGGGCACGCGAGGCTGTTCCATGTAGCCGTCGCCAATAACGTCTTCTGCGACAGAACGAAGCGTAATCACTTGTGCGTCAGCACGGTTAAATCCATGCTCTTCTGATCCGATCTGGTAGGCTTTTACATGCTTATTGCTTACCACGGTAAACTTAGCGCCTGGACCAATTAAAAGCTCTCTTTCTTTGACCACGGATGCAGCTTGTCCAACATCAAACGTTGCCCTGGGTGTGCCGCCCGTGATTTCAAACACAATATTGTTCTTTGATCCGTAGTAGTTGGCCAGTCCGGACGAGTCTTTTGCCCAAGACGACGGAGCGGTGTCGGAAAACGTATCCCCTGGTTTCAACGACGCCATGCGTGAAAAAGCCGCGTCATCGGAAGCGAAGTCGATGACGCGAACAGCCGTATCACCACTGTGGTTACCTGTGTACTTTTCAAAGACATTCGAATGTAGTTCTTTGGCAGCCTTGTAACCAAAGTCTTCCTCGAATGGACCGGCGTTGCGAACCTCTGCAGGCGCATCCCATTCCCCGTCCTTGTAAAAGCGATGATATCCCTCGCGTATTTGAGTGCTATACGACGCCGACCATCGCCGCACGGAGATAAACGCGTCCCTGTCATTGCCGTTTATGTCCTCCTTTGTCAGAATAGGAAGCGCACGTCCACTCCCTTTACCAAACTGCCCACCCTCAGGGCTTCCAGCTGGTACCCGCGGTTGCTCGTCGGCTACCTTCTGCGCTGCGGGCTTCTTCGGCGGAACCATCGCCTCCGCAGTACCGTCCTCGCCCTCTTCGTCCATGTCCCATGGAGCTTCGCCGCCTTCTTCGAAGTACGCGTCATACTCTGCCTCCAAGCCGGGGATAACGCCAGCCTGAGTGAGCATGTTGACGGCTCCGCGAGAGAGCACCTCATCAGGGATCAGCCCAGTATCCTTGAGGGTCTTAATGGTGGCTACGCCTATCCTACCAAGCTCCGACCGCTCCTTGTCGCTGTTCTGCCACAGGCTCGCCCAGAGATAATGCACCTCGGGAGGGCGTGAGCCTAGCGCTGCATAAAGCAGGCATTCGTCAAACGTTGCCATTGCGGGTGTGACGTTAAGCTCCTGATTCGCGGACAAATGGTCGTAGTAATTGCGCGTGTCGTTTTCACCGGCCCCAGTAGCTCCGATTCCGCTGTGCGCTTTGCCGAACAGTCGCGACATTGGAACATCGCCAGCGCCGCATGCATTCTGGCTGTACCGGTCCATGATGTCGGGCAAGCCTGCGAAGCTGTAC